GGTTATTGATATAGAGACAAAGCTCAGGGAGTCTTGACGATGGCGAAATCTATGAAGCCGGGTGGTGGTGGCAGATTTGCTAAATTAAAAAAAAGTCTAAAGGGTAAAGTCAAGAATCCGGCTGCGGTTGCTGCGACGATAGGTCGTAAGAAGTATGGTAAGAAGAAAATGGCAAAATTTTCAGCTAAGGGAAGGAAAAGTAAGAAATGACCGACATTAATCTTGCAGAACTTGCAATGGATAAGGATGTCGCACCCGAAATTGAAGAAAAGACAGAAGAACTCAATTTCGCATCTCAGTTGCCGGAGCCTAAGGGCTACAAATTGCTGATCGCACTGCCCGAAATTGGTGAAATGACCGATGGGGGCATCATAAGATCAGAGGATTCGCGGCATGAAGAGTCCATTGCGACCGTTGTGGGCTGGGTTATGAGTGTAGGGCCGGATGCTTACGCAAATTATGCCCGATTTCCTAGTGGACCGTATTGTCAGGTAGGAGATTGGGTCATTTTTCGAGCATTTAGCGGCACCAGAATCAAAATTCATGGCAAAGAATTCCGTTTAATCAATGATGATACTGTCGAAGCGGTCGTAGACGATCCCAGAGGAGTGGAAAGAGCATAATGGCTGACGAAATTAGTAGGATGAGCGAAGAAGATAAGTTTTTAGGCGTCAGAACTACCATTGATACCCCTGAATCGAAAGAATTGGACGTTGAGGTCGTAGATGACCGCCCGGAAGAGGATCAAAGGGCTTCTGCGGTCGAAACATCGCAAGATGATGGCACTGCAACCGACGAAGAGCTTGGACAACTAGGAAATCGTGCCCAAAAACGCATTAAAAAGCTGAAATGGGAGTATCATGAGGAGCGCAGGGCGAAAGAAGCTTCTGATAAGCTTGCAAACGAAGCTATTAGCTACACGCAGGGGCTACAAACCGAAAATCAGCGCCTTGTACAGCTTGTTCAGGATTCTCAGAAAGCTTTAACGGATCAGGCCAAGCACCGTGCTACTGCTGCGCTCACTGTTGCTGAAGAAGCCTTCAAACAAGCGCATGAATCCGGAGATGCAGGAGAAATCGCGAAAACGCAGAAGGATTTGACCAACGCGCAGCTTGCTCAAGCCTATGCACCGTCCGTTTCGCAGAAAATTATTGATAATTGGAAGCGTAACGTGCTTGCCCAGGATCAAGCGTTGGCAGATCAGGCTTCTCAGCAATATGTACCGGAGCCAATCCCTGAGCCTGATGCCAGGGCTGTGTCTTGGCAGGAATCGAATCCATGGTTCGGTCAGGACAGAGAAATGACAAGCTTTGCGTATGGTGTACATGAGAAATTAGTAGGAGAAGATGGTGTTGACCCAGATACTGATGAGTATTATAAATTGATAGATAATCGTATGAAAGAAGTTTTTCCTACGCACTTCGGTAGCGACCTGACGCAACCAAATAACGCCGTCGTCGTTGATACCGCATCTCGCCGCAAGGCGAATCCCGTGGTTGCACCAGCATCTAGAAACAATGGTGCACCATCGCACAAAGTTACGCTAACGCACACCCAGGTTAAACTCGCGGAACGCCTGGGCATAACGCCACAGCAGTATGCGGCACAGCTATTGAAGGAGATGGCCTAATGGCTGAACAACGCGCTCCCAGGAAGCCCAGGAAGACAGAGACTCGTGAAAACGAGGCTCGCAATATTTCATGGGAACCTGCATCGGTTCTTCCGGATCCCGATCCCCAAGATGGTTGGGTCTTCAGGTGGATACGAACATCTATGGTTGGCAGCCCTGACAACACGAATGTTTCCAAGAAATTTCGTGAAGGATGGGAGCCCGTCAAAGCTGAAGATCATCCAGAACTCCAGATTATGAGCGATCATAAATCGGAATGGGGAGAGAGAGGGGGAATCGAACTTGGTGGGCTATTGCTCTGCAAACAATCTGAGGAAAGCGTGGGCAAGAGGCGTGAGTATTACGAGCAACACGCTGCCTCACAGATGCAAGCCGTCGATAATAGTTATATGCGGGAAAGCGATCCTCGAATGCCCGTTCTCCCGCCTGATCGAAAAACTCGTGTGACCTTTGGTAGTAGTAAGGGCTAGGGTCACCTCACCAGTAATGTAGGAAGGAATATCATGGCTACTACGGCAACACCGTACGGGGCCAGGCCGATTGGAACTCTAAGTTCCTCTGGTTCGTTTACAAGCAAAACTAGAAATCTTCCGATTATCACCACCTATGGTACTCAGATTTCAAATGGTGATTTCGTGAAGGTCGCGGCTGATGGTACCATTGCGAAGGATACTGGTACTACCGCTCTGACCGCAGTCGGGATTTTCTTGGGTTGCTCGTATACGGATCCTACGACCAACCAGAAGACATTTTCAAATTATTGGCCTGCATCTAATGCGGCCACTGATGCGATGGCGTATGTGCTGGACGATCCTTTTGTAGTATTTCAAATGCAGTCTGACGAAGCACTAAACACTACGGATCGCGGTCTTAATGCGTCCGTGGTTGTCACGGCTGGCAATACTACTTTCGGTAAGTCCAAGAACGCGCTTGATGGCAGCACCCCTGCTACAACGAATACGCTGCCTCTTCGTATTATTGATTTTGTCGATGGCCCAACTAGCTTGCCACCGAAAGGCACTACGGCAAGTGATGCATATCCAGATGTGATCGTGAAGTTTAACGCTGCTTCTAGCGGGTCAGCTTCTAATCATTCCTATCTTAACGCCACTGGCGTATAGGAGAACTGACCAATGGCTATTTCACGCGCACAACTTCTCAAAGAATTGCTTCCTGGGCTGAACGCGCTCTTTGGAATGGAGTATGCACGTTATGATGACGAGCATACCGAAATCTATGAGACGGAAAGCTCGGATCGTTCTTTTGAGGAAGAAGTGAAGCTTTCGGGCTTCGACGCGGCACCCGTGAAGGATGAGGGTGATGCGATTTCGTATGACGCCGCACAAGAGTCGTTCGTGGCGCGGTACAACCACGAAACAGTCGCCATGGGTTTTGCCATTACGGAAGAGGCCATGGAAGACAATCTTTACGACTCACTGTCGGCTCGCTATACCAAGTCCCTGGCTCGCGCCATGGCTCACACCAAACAGGTGAAAGCTGTATTCCCGCTTAACAACGGGTTCACCAACGCTTATCAGAGCGGTGACGGTGTGAATCTGTTTACGGCATCCAGTGATGGTGTAACTGGTGGTGATGGTCACCCACTCGTTTCGGGTGGTAAGAACTCTAACCGTCCAGCTACCGCCGCTGACCTCAATGAGACTTCTCTTGAGGCTGCCGTGATCCAGATTGGTAAATGGACGGATGAGCGTGGTCTATTGATCGCTGCTCGTCCGAAGACGCTCGTCATCCCGCCCGATTTGCAGTTCGTGGCGACACGGGTGATGCAGTCTGAGCTTCGTCCCGCGACTGCCGATAACGACATCAACGCTCTGCGTTCGATGAATGTTATTTCGGGAGGTACGGTCGTGAACCACTATCTAACTGATACGGATGCGTGGTTCCTTCTGACAGATATTCCAGACGGGATGAAGCATTTCAAGCGTGTTGCCCTTGAGACAAGCATGGACGGTGATTTCGATACCGGAAATGTTCGCTACAAGGCTCGCGAGCGGTACAGCTTTGGTGTCTCCGATCCGCTAGGGATCTGGGGATCACCCGGAGCGTAGGATAGATAGAGGGTGGAGGCGATTCGCATACTTTCGCGTGGCTACTAGCTGGCTCGTGATTGGTCGCCTCCGCCCCTTATCTTATTCTGGGACACATAGTCCCGAAGACTGGCCCAGCAGACGTTACGACGACTTCGGGACGAATCCTTTCGTAAAAAGGTAAAATCATGGCTAACACAACTTTTTCGGGTGCAGTCAGATCCGAAGATGGATTCGATGTAGTATCGAAAAGTTCGACAACTGGTGCATTCACAACGGAATTCAGCCTAGACGGATCGGGATTGCAGGTTACTCCCATTACGTTGGATGATGCAAATAATACCCTGACCGCCACTGCTAATGGTGGTAGGATCAATGTTGTTCCGGCAATTGGTGGAAACCGGACGATCACTCTTCCGTCGCCTACGGCGGGAGTGTGGTTCAAGTTCATTTATGGTGGTGCGGCAGAAGAGACTGAAAATGTCGCCTTTGATACGGGTTCCGATACCAATTTCTACATCGGTGGTATCATTCATTTGGATTCCAACGCAGATAATGTTTCTGTGTATGCTGACGGTAATTCAAATTCTATATTGACTCTTACGGATTTTGGTTTGTTTGAAATCAATATTCTGGCTAAGGATTCAACGAATTGGATTATCTGGGGTCATCAGGAAGGTGCAGATGTACCTGCATTTTCCGATCAGTAGGAGATGATTTGTTAAATTGAGATAAGACCACCCATCTACGGGTGGGTGGTCGTATCTCCTATTGCGAGCGGGGCTAGGAGTCCTGTCCTCGCGGGGAGAATCAGATGGCTGACGCAGTAACATCTCAAACGATCCAAGACGGCGACCGTACCGCCGTTATGAAATTCACCAATATCTCTGATGGTAGTGGTGAATCCGCAGTTACGAAGGTCGATGTATCCGCCCTCCAAGCCGAATCCGGCACCGGAAGAGCCTGCGACGGAGTAACAATCCAGCAGATGTGGTATGACTGTTCCGGTATGACCGTAGACATTCTTTGGGACGCCAGCACTGATGTTATCTGCTGGACGCTCAGTGGCTACGGTTTTTATGATTTTCGGCAGGCTGGCCCACTTATAAACAATGCATCTAGCCCAACCGGGGATGTAAATTTTACCACTACAGGCCATTCAAGTGGTGATCGTTATACCATTATGATGGCGATGAGGAAGAGTTACTAATGGCTGAAGACTCGAAAAACCCGACCGCAAAAGTTCCAACGTATAACGAGATTGCGGAAAAGAAAGCGGAAGAAGATCATTTCTGGGGCTACACCAGCAGGATTGCCGAAAATTATCCTGATCACGCAGATGAGCGTGGATATACGAGTCGTATCGCCAAGAAGTATCCGAACTGGAAGGCATTTTAATTATGCCAGCAGATGAGGTTATGTCCAAATTTAAGGCAGGCATCCTCAAGTCGGGTTCCGGCGATAAGGTTACAAACAGAGAGCAGGCCAAAGCTATTGCTGCGAGTTATGCTGCTGGTGGGCAAATTAGTGGAGGTATGCTCAAAAAAGTGGTGGCTAAAAATACGAATCTCGCCGATCTGTCTCATATGAGAGCTAAGGGGATGGTCGGTAACGGATCCAAAACACCAAAGTTGGCAGGAGGTGGAGTTGTTTCCTATAAGGAATCCGTACGTGAAAAGTTTGGGTGTCCCGAACCGGATTCAAACTGATGGCTACATCTGGAACTGCTACATTCAATCTTGAAGTTTCGGAGGTTGTAGAAGAGGCGTTTGAGCGATGTGGGCTTCAGTCGAAGACGGGCTATGATATGGATACGGCTCGTCGGTCGTTGAATTTGTTATCTCTTGAGTGGGCAAATCGTGGTCTTAATTTTTGGACCGTAGAACAGGGGACTGCCACCGCATCGGATAGTACCTCCACGATTACATTGCCAGCAGATACTGTAGATTTGATTCAGCATTGGATCCGCGATGGATCTGGTACTACGCAGAGTGATTTGCCGCTGTCGCGATTTAGCGTATCTCAGTATTCCACAATTCCGAATAAGCTCACCGAAGGGCGTCCCGTAAACTTGTATATCGACAAGCAACGTGCTGCTCCGGTTGTGTACCTATGGCCCACCCCCAACAAAGATTACACGTTCGTCTATCAGCGTATTCGACGTATTGAGGATACGGGTGTCGTAGGATCAAATGATCCTGACGTTCCTGCCCGTTTCCTCCCGGCACTCGTGTCCGGTCTCGCCTTTATGATATCACAGAAGTATCCCGAAGCGTTCGTGCGGTCACCGGAACTCAAAGCTGAATATGAGTTTCAGTGGGATTTGGCCCAACAAGAGGATCGTGATCGTGCTTCGGTACATTTTGTGCCTGGGGGCTATAGCTGATGGCCAAGTTTGCTAAAGGCAAATATGCGTTTGGATTTTGCGACCGTACCGGATTTCGCTACAAGCTCAAGGATTTGGTTCCACAAATTAAAGCTGGTCGCATGACGGGTCTGATGGTGGGAAGGGACATGCTGGACAAAGATCAACCGCAGAATTTTCTTGGTAGGCTTGGCGATTATGCTGATCCACAGGCCATTAGAGATCCACGTCCTGATTTATCCCAGGATGCTAGTAGAAGACTTTCGGCATTCGATCCCGTAGGAAACGGGGATGCGGATGGATCGGGTAATATTTTGGCACATGGGCGGGTGGGTACCGTGAAGGTGACTACATGACCTACGCTGAATTGACTGCGGCTATCAAAGATTATTGCGACAATACAGAAACAAATTTTGTAGCTGCTATTGATACATTTATTAAACAAGCCGAACAGCGTATTTATCGTTCGGTTAATCTGCCTGTAAATCGTAAAAATGTTGCTGGTACGATTACCGATGGTAATCAATATCTGGCGATGCCTACCGACTTTTTGTTTCCACTGTCATTGGCGATTACAAGTTCCAGTAACCAAATATTTTTATTGAATAAGGATGCAAACTTTATCAGATCGACGTATCCCAATGCGTCCACGGAAGGGGTGCCAAAGTATTATGGCATATTTGCCAGTGATACGTTCATTGTAGGGCCTACGCCTAACGCCGATTTCGTCACGGAGCTTCACTATTATTATCAGCCAGCTTCAATCGTTACTACGAGCCCGTCTTGGTTGGGCACCAATGCCGATACGGTTTTGCTCTATGGCTGTTTGGTTGAGGCGTATACCTACATGAAGGGTGATGCAGATATGATGCAGCTATACCAACAGAGATACCAGGAAGCGTTGGGGTTCTTGAAACTACAGGCTGAGGGACGAATGACTGGCGATGAATATAGGGATGGCACCATAAGGGTATCGCCCCAGATGGTGGCAGCCGAATGATCAACGGAGAGATTGGGGACGTTACGGTAACTACTACGAAGAATTGTCATTTGCCACCTGAACATTGGGCGCAACGTGCTACTGATCGAATTATTAGTGTAGGGGAGAGCACACTTCCTGCTATTGCGGAACAAGCGTTGGCATTTAAGGCTCAGGTGTATCACACTGTTAATTTTTATATTAAAGAAGCGATCAAGGAAGATCGTTCCAAGGTGGTCATGTTATTGCGGTTAGCTGACCAACATGATTTAGCCAACTCCGTGGAGAAGTTGTAATGGCTATTACTCAGGCGATGTGTACGTCTTTCAAGAAGGAATTGCTGGAGGCGAAGCATAATTTCCTCAATTCCGGTGGTAATACATTCAAGATTGCGCTCTATACTAGTAGTGCGACCATGAGTGCTTCTACCACAGCGTATTCCACAAGCAACGAAATCAGTGGCACGAATTACACTGCCAAGGGCAACACGCTTACGCGGGTAGACCCTTCCAGCAGTGGAACCACTGCCCTTACCGATTTTGCTGATACTTCGTGGTCTACGGCGACGTTTACTGCTAGGGGTGCTTTGATCTTCAACGAAGATACCACTGGTGATACTTCGGTTCTCGTTCTGGATTTCGGCGCAGATAAAACTGCCACCGCTGGTACGTTTACTATCGCTTTTCCTGCGGCAGACGCGAGTAACGCGATTATTCGTATAGCGTAGTATGGCAAATGTAACTGGCTGGGGCCGATCTACTTGGGGCTCCGGTACTTGGGGTGAGCCAGTACCCGTTGAAGTAACGGGTATAGCGGCAACTGGTGGTGTTGGAAGCGTTACGGTAACGGGCGATGCTAATGTTACCGAAACGGGATTGGCGGCTACCGGATCGGTAGGATCGGTCACGATAACCG